CCTAGTGCCAACTGCTGCGCTCGTGGTCCATTCTTGCCCAGCGCGTCAATAGCTGTCTTGCTGAATGGTGTGTATTCCATTGTGCGCAACAATGCGTTGGTTGGTGCTGTTGCAAACGGTAGCAAAAAGCGACCAATCAATGTGCGCTGCAACATACCTGTCACCTGACCGAACTTGCCAAGGTCAGATTGCAACGTGTCATACCGTGCTTTTATGTTTAGGTCATCAGATATTGCGCGTGGGTCAAGCAACAACATGCCCGCCTCGTCTATCGCTTCTTGATCTGTCATGCCTTTACGCTTTGAGTGCTGATAGCGCCTGTTGACGGCAGTGTAAAACTCGCCACGCTGTGAAATAGTTTTGGTGAACTCGTCAGCCGACAGCAGCAGACGGAACGGAATGCGCATGCGCTTGCCCAGTTCGTCTAGTGACTTGCCAAAGAAACTTTCGCTCTGGCCTGTCACTGCCGCATATTGATCAACGTCTAACTTGCTTGCGCCTGCTGGCGCTTCTGTGCGCCAAGCAATTGATGCAGCTTTCATCGCATCGCCAAACGAATCTTTCCAGCCTTTCATGCGCAATAAAAAATCTTCTATGTAAACTTGATCTTCAGATATTGGATATTGCATTCCGAGCTGCTTACGGCCCCCGCGAATTGCCGATCCCCACACCCCCGCGACAACTTCTGCTGGCAACTGATACAGCATAAAGGCTGCCGTGCCGATTAGGTTTTTTGCCTGCGTGGCAGGTGATGACAGCAAGCCTGCAAGATATGCCTCATGCACCATCTGCTTTGTCTTTGAGTACCAACCGCCTTGTGCGAACTCATTGATACCTTTTAAGCCGTTTTCTTTGCCAGCTTTTAGCAAGCGATCTGCCATTGCGTCTGTCACGCCTTCCGACCCGCTTTCATTCAGCAGGCGCTTTGCCTCTTCGGTAAAGCGCGTTGCATCCAATTCGCCGCTGACTTGGATTTGAAATGATTGCAATGCACGGGCTGCTTCTGTCTGCGCACCCTTTAGCTGCAACTGAATGCCGCTGTGGATTGCAAGCTGTCTGCGAAACTTTAGCCGATCTCCATCATCTGCTTGGCCTGATTTAATTCTTCGCGCTAATTCTTCTAGCTTACTTGCACTTTTTACAAGTAGTTCACGCGCACCAACAAACTCGGCTGCTGTCAGTGGGCGATCTCCAACTTTGCGTCCAAGTATTTTGCGCGAGAAACCTATTTCATCAGCAACCAACCCGGCTGCTTGCGATATTGTCAACTCATTAGAAATCTTGCCACGCGTCCGCGCAACGGTTTCGTCAGCGTATGTTTCCCCAATTGCTGTGATGACTGCCTTAACGTCATCAGTTGTATTCATATAATCAAAATTAAAATCGCCGCCGTCTTGCAAAGATTTAATGTTAGCCTCTTTAGTGTTGAGCATCGTCAACACTTCGTCTGCAACTTCCTCACTGGCAACACCTGTTTCTGGCTTATACCCACGCGCTTCGGCTGTTAGCGCCTTTTGCGCTTCTGCGTTTACGTCAATTGCTAAACGCTCGGCTTCTGCTGCTTGATCTTCTAATGCTGTGGCTGCATCTGTAAGCACATCTGTCGGCGCTTCTTCACCAATTGCAGGCGCTTTAAATCCGCGTTCTTCAAATTTCTGCACACCTTCCGGGCTAAGTATCTGAGGGGCCAACTCGCGCTTTGTTGCTGCCTCAGAAAACAATTCTGGCGCTTGCATTAATCCACGCTCTTGAGGCGTAGGCACACGAGGTGCTGTGCCAACAACGCCAGTTGTGGGTTTTGGTGTGCTTGTGCCGCTTGGCAATTTATTCAACAGCTTTAGCAAATCGCCAAGCCCAGCAACTTGAAAGCCTTCTTGCTCCGGCCCCTTTGCAAACTCAGTAGGTGCGCCAGCCGCTGCGATGCGCTGCCGCTGCTCTTGCTCTTCTGCTAACTGGGTTGGGTCAATTGCCATGCTTACATCACTTTAATTGGAATTGCTCTGGTAAACCTGCCTCTTCTTCCGCGCCCAATTCTGGGGCATCTCCTAAAAAGGCGAGTTCAATATATTGCTCTCGTGTCATTGGCAAATTAAAACGCTTCATAAGTGCCAACACACCATCCTCATTCCCAGCTTGGGGGGTTAATTCCACCTGCTCGCTCATCTACCAATCTCCTTGTTTCGTCTAAATCTATTTCACCATTTTTGTATCGTTGCCAAATTGCATCAACATCTGCAACATTCTTTGCGCTTTGTTTAAACTTATCGGTAAATAAACCGCGCACAGCTTCCCATGTTATTGATTGCATTTGTCTTGGCAGAATACCACGTTCTGCCGCTGCTCGTCTATATGCCTCTGCATAAAGAGCATAATTGCCAGACACGCCAGACTTAGTCGATCCCTTCGTTGTGCCGCGACCTTTTACGCTCATGTTTTTAAAGTTGTGGTCAACCTCTAATGAGTTGCCAGACAATGGTCTAAGCAGGCCAGCAGCCACAGCGTGGGTGTCAATTGTTACGTCACCAAACGGAGAGTTTGGATCATAAATGTTATTGTAGAAATTGCGCACTTTATGGCGCTCACCCATTAAAAGAGAAATTGTATTTACATCACCCATAGCATCAATTGATGCAACGGCTTTGCCAATTTCATTTAATGATCCCCAAGCTGCTTTGCTTGGCGATCCGTCTGCATTTGTTGCAATATCTAAGAAATCACCTTCTGGACCAACAATCCGGTAATCTGGTTTGTTATAGGTTTGATCATAAAGACGAACAAACAATGCACGTAATGTTGCTTGCACTGCTGGATCTTCATCTACAATCTCAGTATATGACTTGCCTTTAATGGCTTCCAGCATTGGCTCATACTTAGGCTTGTTAAGCGATGGCAACGCTCTAAATGTTTGCTCCATCTCGTTAGCAAAAACAAAATCTTTTTGCTTAATTGCCACATCAAGAACGCGCTGCCCAAGGCTGACATTTTGATACCAATCTTTTTGCGGCGACAACGCCGCTAGTGCGCCAGCAATAGATGTATCAGGAACGCCATATTCTTCTGACCAGCGATCCGTAATCGCTCTTGCACCATCATACCATTTCTGACTGCGCACTCTTGTATCTGCTGGCACTTTATCATGTAAGTAAAGCAGGTTGTCTTTTACATGCTCAATAAACCGCTCGGCAGTATCGTCAACGCTTTCGCCCTCAACAGTCTGCATGTTTGGATAATCTTTAGTAATATCAACATTAAATTGATATAAAGCTGGATCTGCTTTCATTTCTTCCAATCCGACAATAAGCTCGCCAGTCATTGGATCTTCTGTTGCTGCCTTGGCTGTAGGCAAACGAGTAGATATGCGCCCCGGCAAACCATCTTCCAGTTTAGGCGCAACCAACCTACCAGCCGCCGCCAACCCACGATCTACAATCGGCTCCAATGGGTTGCTATAAAGCCTCATACCTTCTTGCGCAATCCGCTGCTCTGCATCTGCCCCCATCTGCACTAATGTTGGTTGCAGCTTTTTAGCTCCGGCTTTTAATAATTTACCGAACCCATAACCAACACCTGTGGCCTCGGCAACGCCAGCCGCCATGATTGCCAAACCAATTGCGCGACCGCCAAGTGATCCATATTCACCACTCTGCTGCCGATACATCCTTAAACCTTCTTGGATGTCCATAACACCAGCAGTCACAAAATCACCAACGCCAACCTCAAAGCCTGTCGCGCCTGTTCCAAACAGCGCGTTAGAATAAACCTCTGCATTGCGGAGTAACTCATTCTCTCGCGCCTTAACTGTTCGCTCAATCTCATCTGGCCCCATGCCTTGCGCTGCCAAATCCTCGCGCAACCCCGCAACAGCCAAGTCAAAGAAATACGTTGAAACAACCCGCGAGCCTTCCTGTCGCAGCGTGGGATCAACCGTAATGAGTTGCTGGCCCGATGCTATAATGTCGCGCACTTCCTGCTCTGACAGTTCCTCTGTGCGCCTCTCAGGCACAGGCTGCTGTACGTCCAGCCCAGCCATGCTGATTTGCTCATCAGTATACCCAGCGCCTCGCAAATCCTCGTAGGTGTATGATCCTTGTATTCTTTTCAACCGCTCGGCGTAATCAGTCACACCGCCTGTTGGCCCCAAATCTGCCATGCTGGGCATGGCTGGTTGCATTGGCGCTTCTGCCATGACTTGTGGGCTTTCCTCAGACACTTTGACATATCCACCGCTAGACATTGGCAGCAGCACATCATTCATGCCTGTCTCTGGATTAAAAACGCTTTTTTTGTTTTTCTCTATGGCAGGATTGATGCCAGCATCAATCATATCACTGGCTTCGTAATACTTAGAGATTTCAAAATCTGTGTCGTCAGAAAGTAAATCTGTCATTAGAAGCCCAGTCCTTGGTTGCCAAAGCGTGATTTAATAATACGCTTTTGAGTTATATATGCGCTTTGTTTCAAGCTTTGGGCTTGAGCGTCTAGGCTGTTATACCAATTGTCCAATGAGTTAATTGGATCAGAGGGATCAATAACAACACCGGGGCCAAGTCTGATGTTTGCTTGATCCTTAATGTAATCCTCAAGTTCTTGCCTTAACTCTTCACGATAGCTTTCGCCAAATATATCAATCTGGTCCTTTGCGAATGCGCGGATTTCTGCCAAGGTCATTGGATTGCCCTCAGCCTCACGGCGTGAAAACTCATCTTGCAACGCAAAGTCTGCATTTTCAAACGCTGACTTGGACGCTCGCGCAAGTGTTGGATTGTCTGTCTGCGCATCTAGTTCGTTATATTTAAAGGCACGTTTTAACAAACGCGACCCAACTGCTAAACTTTCATCTGCTTCGTTAAATACTTTCTGACTTAACTCACGATGTTGCTGGGCTGTAATTCTAAAAGTGTCTGTATTTAATTCTTCAATTGTCAGCATACCACGCTCTGCAAGCGCATACAGTTCGCTGTATCGCGCCTCGCTTCCCTCACCCGCTGGAGCAAACTTAAAGGAAGTCGCCGTGTCTAGCTCTTCGTTCATTTTATTTTGCTGCTCAGGTGTCGCCCAAAATTGATTATTTAAATAATCACGTAACAATCTTTTTGCCGCCATACCCGTGGCGCCAAGTTCTTGTGTGGTTTCCGGCAACGCACTAAATGCAGCATCTCCCATTAACATGCGCAATTTATTTGGCTCAACAATGTCTGTGTCTTGAACTGACATAACAAAGTTATAAGCTTTTGTGTTGCGCTGATTTGTTTCTTCTTGCTGCTCAGTTTCTATTTTTTCAGCCGCATCAAAAAACTTTAATGATGTTGCCAAGTTTTCTTGAATGATCTTAACGGCATCATCTCGATCAATATTGTAAAGCACATGCAAAGCATATGGGTCTGAAATACCAGCTTGCGCCATTGCTTCTTCTGGGGTTTTAGTTCCAGCCAAAACCTCATCTTGCAAACCCATCATGCCGAACAACTGCATTGCAGCGTTTGGATCGTTATTGAATGCATTGGCTAAATAATCAGCGGCAATATCCTTGCGTAGTTGATAGTTTGCTTTCGTCACGCCTTCTAAACTGTACCGACCGCCAGCAACAGCTTTTGCTTGATCATTAATTACAACGCCAAGCTCTGCGTTGTAATCTTCAATGGTCGCGCCAACTTGCGAAAGATTACGCCGCTTGGCTTCCATCCGCGCAGCCATAGCAGCTTGTTCACGCGCTAAGATCTTTTTATCAATAACACCGCGCAGCCTAAATCGTGCAGCAATTTCATTTTGCTCAAATGCATACTTTAACTTGCGCTGCAAAGATCTGTTGCTGACACTTGAGATCGTAACATCACGCAGTTCATCCATACTGCTTTGCCAGTTGTTGTTACCATCCAGCACATTAAAAATATCTGCTGAATTGCCAAGCGTATATTCGGCTTCACGCATCCCTTCTTCTATTGCCAAGGCAGCTTCGTTGTATTGCGCTTCTTGGGATGCTTGCCAACGCGCAGCAGCAAATTGCGTAGCACCGTCCAGCAGTGCTTTCATTGGCGCAGCCTTGGCAAGTTCTGCCTGAGCCATCGCTTGCGGGTTCATACGCACAGTACCGCGCAATTGTGCGCCCGGCGTAACTTGCTTACTAATCGCACGACTGGTGTAAACAGGTATCTTCATGCTATTCTAAAGTCCCCCGGATTTTCATAAATAGTCGTCGCAACATTTGACAAGCTATTGATCATTGAGACAGTTCCTTGCGCACGAGCGGATGCTGCTGCCATACCGCCTTCCATGCGTGACAGTTCTGCCGCCATTTGCAGACCTTCCTGCTCATCATCAATCTGCATATTTTGTATTGAGTTTTCAAATGCAGCAACCTTTTGCTCATAATCAAACTCACGCGCATTGTGTCGCAAAACAGATAAAGGTGTGCCTGCGCTCATATCAAAACCTGCATAACCAAATCCGGCACGAGCCGTGCCTTGCACTTCGCGCTCAAAAATATCTCTTGCTCGCTCGCCTGCAACAAGAAAGTTTGCATTTAAAATACCGCGTGTTTTTTCTAATAATTCAATATCGCGCTCAATGATACTTGCGTTAAATTCGCCAGCCCTTTGCGCCGCAGCCGCTGCTTTATTTGCGGCACTCTTTTGCTGTACAGCGCCTACAATCTGCAATCCTGTTGATATAACTGCTAAAGGGTTACACATTGCTTACACCTACTTATCGAACGTATTCATGCGCGGATAGAACGCTAGAACAGTTAAGGGCAATGGCTGCCCTTGTTTTATATATACACGATCATCATCGTCAAAGCCACCAGAGAACTCAATATCCTTATCGCCCGTAAACAATGGAATTGCAGTGTCCATAGACATTGAACTGTCTCGGAAGAATATACGATCTATTTCACTAGCATCATTTCCAATTTCAACTCCAACACTTTCATAAAGTCGAAGCGTAATTCCATGGATGCGCTTTGGCTTGCCTTGGCTTGTGCCATCAACAGATCCGCTTTCAATGCGGAGCGTTTGCATTTCGCTATCATAGCCATAACCAACAGCAGCAGTTGTGGATGAATAATCTAATGTAATACCGCCGCTACTAACTGTTTTGTCTGGATGCGTTGCGCCATTGCCAAGGATTTGTAAAGTCTCACCTTCTAAATGATACAAACCGCTTAGTGTCGTTGTTGCACTGCCGCTGTAAGACAAACCGCTATCCACAAAAAATGCAGTCGTTGTATTTGCGCCAAAATCAAACAACTTCATTTTTTCAATATATCTTTTTGTCGTACTGTTAATCGTGCGCTTAACAATCATATACAAACTATCTTCGCCCGTATCTGTCGGCAGCGTTGCAACGCTTTCCACTACAGCCTGACCACTGTTAAACGTCCCCCCGATTACATGCTTGTGCCATGCGACGACTTCTTCTTCTCGACGATATGTCATACCCAACAGTGTGCCATCATTACGCACACACCACACAACGCTGTCTGGCTCTTGTTGGAACGCCATGTGATCAATGCCGCCATTGGTAATATGCTCTGCCAAGATCGTCATGTCAGGCGCGGAATAACCGCCAGTATTGACATCGCCAACAAATTTAAACTCGCGTATTTTTCTATTGCCGCGCTGCACAAACAGCGTAACATCCGCAACCTGCACAGGCTCAATGGTAGCCGTTCCATAATTAGAATACTTGCGGATCAATGTTGTTGTCGGCGTAACTGGCCCATCATTTGTTGATGTAAGTACATATTCACCGCCGGATGTTCCCACAGTCAAAACACGCGTTGCAGATAGAAAACGAATGGCATTCACTTGGTTGGATGCAATCGTATAAATCAACGCATCATCATCAGCCGTGCCGACTGTAAAATTACTATAATCGCCGTTTTTACTAAACCACAATGTTTGTGGGTTGTTGTTCGTATTTCCGAACACCAAACGCTGTTCAAAGAACGAAACAACGCTGGGGCGATTGTCTGAGCCGCTGAGAGCCGGACTAGGTGTGCCAGTGATTGACAATGTGGCAAACGTCCACGCATTGTGATCTGTTCTCGTCAACGTGCGTATATCATATGAGGGATGGACAATATACATTGTGTCGGCAGATTGCGCGAACCGTAAATCAAACAAATCAGCTTCAGCGTATGGGGTGGCAATTTCATATATTTCTGTAGCTGTGCCGCCGGATGTGTATGTTGTAAAATTTGTTGTATCAATGTCATTGCCAAACAAATCTTGCAATGAGAACGTGTTTGTTGTTGAATTAGCAACAAGATAGTTGCGCACATTCAACTCTGTCATGCCGCCCACGCTGTCAACATAAACTTCATCGCCATTGCTAAACCCATGACTTGCACTTGTTACAACGCCGGGGTTTGCTTTTGTTATTGCTGTAATACTTTTGTCTGTTGCGTTTAGAACCTGTAAATCATTTCGATAAACGCGCATTGTTTGATTGCCGAACTCAAGTATGTAAGTATCAGAAGTTTTAAACTGAAACGGGATCAATCTTGTTTTGACCGAGCTATCAGAAACCTCAGCAAGAAATTCTGTGCCGGGTCTGCGCGTTACGCCGCCATGTGGCATAACAACCATGTTTGTCAAATCAGACAAACCTTCTTGGTATTTTTCAATATTGGTGCGACCCTCTAAGCGCGGACTGATCTCACCCGCCGTAAACGAGCTAAACGCTGGTGCAGAACGTGCCATTTAGAACCTGCTTTCAATAAAGTCACTTGCCTCTATGCGTTGAGGTGCGCCTTCTGTCGCGTCATTAAATCTGGCCTCAGTTATTTTTGCATCGTACAATGCAGTTTGAATTTGAACCATAGACGTTGATCCAGTTATTGCGTAACAGATCTCAGCAGACAATCGAGCCGCCAAGGCTTCAACTAGGCTTGCATCGTATTGCTGTGGATCAGTGACGCGACCAATATACTTGATCCGCGCCGTGCCTTCATCTGTCAGCAACTTTCTGCCTTCTATGACAAAAGCAGGGCCACCAGTGTTGTTTGTTATGTTGTCTTGCGGATATGACAATGTTCCATTAGAAAATTCCAAAACGCGCAAGCAGTACGGGTTTGTCGGCAGCGCATATTGATATGCATAACCAAACGCAGGCGTGTCTGTCTCCTGCGCAAGCTGCACTCTTTGTATCAAACAATTCCAAGGATGTGCGCGAAACACGGCATCGCGGACAGCTTCATATCTTTGATTAACAATCCTTGCCGCTTTACTGTTTTCAGTCAGCGAGGAAATGTTAGAT